GATAACATATGCCAGGAATAGTAAGACAAGGTGATTCACATGCAGGACACGCAAGTCCTACACCAAGTCCGTTTCATAAGACTTCTTATGTTGGTGGATCGCCTAATGTCAATGTTAACAGTAAGGCAGTTATACGAGAAGGAGACTCTACAGCATGTGGAGATCCTGCTGTTGGTAAAAGCGGAGACGTAAAGGTAAATGGTATTGGTGTTCATCGATTAGGTGATGGTACTGGTGGCCATGGCAGTTGGGTCCCAAATAGCGCAGCTACTTCTTCTACTAATGTATTTGCTAATGGTGGTGGTGGAAGTCAAGGAACTGCTGCTACGCCAGAAGATGCTATTGCGAGTAAAGGTAGTTGTACATATTTTGATTGGAATAATAATACATGTTTAGACCAATCATCTGATCCAAATGGAGATTATTATGTTAGTCCATAAGAGGAGATATAAATGAGTTTATGTGGTAATAATAAAGCTTTAGATGATCTAAAAGCTAAGCAAGGAGAATTAGATGATCTCTTAGCTGGTGGTAAAGATCAGCTTGGAGCTATGGAATCTAAACTGAATGCTATGAAAGCTGATTTAGAATCATTTAAACCTGAGCTTCCAGAAGTTGAAAGCCTACAAGATAAATTAAGCGAAGTAACTGGTCTTACTAATCCTTTTGATAAAGCTAAGTCTATTGCTGAAATAAAAGAAAAGTTTGGAGCAGCAGTTCCTGATCTAGATAGTATAATGGGAAGCCTAGGATTAAATGCTGATTTTCTTAATATGACTCCAGCACAATTATTAGAACAAGCCCAGGCTGATGTTGATGTTTGCGCATTGGTTCCTAATGTTGAAGCATCTCCTGATGGCACAGTAAAAGAGCAACCCACTGAACCTAAGGTTCCTGAAGAACCACCGGCAGCTCCTGAACCCACCCCCGTAATCGAAAAAGATTTAGAAGAATTAAATAAAAAGCTTTTACGACAGTCATTTAATAATAATTTAAAATACATGGCTTCTCGTGCTAATAAAATATTTACTGGATTTGGATCAAGAAAAAAGAATCAAAAGTTTTATGATTCTACATGGGAAGAACAGTGGGTTGAATTAATTGAAGCAGCTGGTGGAGATTATAATACTTATAGATTAAAAAGTAGAACATTAGAAGAACTAAGAGAAGCTCAAAAGAAATTAAGCTCTAAATATCCAGACGCGAAATGGGATTTTAAAAAGGAAGGACAAATATTAAAAGAAACATACATCCTTGTAAAAGACGCAAATCCGCACCTATTTGCTCAGGCTCAAGATTTTAATACTGCAGCAGCTGAATGGTTTGTAAGAAGAAAGGTTAAATTAGCCGATAAAGAAGCGACCTAAGAGGTATAAATAGTTATATGTCTACTAATAATTTATCAGATTTTACCAGTCAGCCTCTTGAACCGAGTGGTGTAGTTGGTGATCTTAAAAAAGTTCAATCGGCTTCAAGATTAAATCCTTGGACTGATATAGATCTTAACTTGACTCTTCATCCAATACGTAAGGATATTATTCCTTTGAAAGATGATAGAGCAATTAAATATGCAGTACGTAATTTACTTCTTACTAATTTTTTCGAAAGGCCTTTTGGTCTAGGCATTGGCGCAAACTTAAGAGCTTTGCTTTTTGAGCCGGCAGATGAAATAACAAAACAAGCAATGCGAGAAAATATAGAAAGAACTATACAAGATAATGAACAAAGAGTGGAAGTTATTTTTATTAATATAGATGATAAACCAGATCAAAATGCATATAACATTTTAGTAAAATTTAGAATTAAAGAATACGATACTCAGGAAACAGTAAATATCGTATTGAAACGTTTAAGGTAATAAAATATGGCCACTAATTTAAATGTAACAGAACTTGATTTCGATCAAATAAAAAAGAATCTTAAAAATTATTTAAAGAGTCAATCTCAATTTAATGGATATGATTTTGAAGGATCAGGTTTGTCCTCACTCCTAGATGTATTAGCTTATAATACGCATTATAATGCTATGACGGCTCACTTTGCTCTGAATGAAGCATTTCTTGATTCGGCTCAAATTAGAGGAAACATTGTTACAAGAGCTAAATTGCTTGGTTATATACCCCGTTCAGTCTTAGCGCCACGAGCTACAGTTACTATTACAGTTGATGTCTCAGGTGAATCCGGTATTATTCCATCTACATTGACTCTACCTCGAGGTGCTAAGCTTACTACTAATGTTGATGGAAGAAATTATAGATATGTTGTCCTTGATGAACAATCAGCAGTAATTAGTTCAAACAATACCTTTGTTTTTGATAATGTTACTATTGTTGAAGGTACACGTAAGAAGCTTTTATATAGAGTAGATAACGATATTGAAAATCAAAAATACCAGATTTCAGATGACGATGCTGATACTTCAACATTAAGAGTATTGGTCCAAGCTAACGAGCAATCGTCTTCATATGATAACTATACTCAATTTGATTCTTTGCTTAATGTAGATTCTTCAAGCCGAGTATATTACTTACAAGAAAATTCAAATGAATATTTTGAAGTATATTTTGGTGACGGTGTTACAGGTAAGAAGCCTTTAAATAATAACATTGTTACACTAGATTATATCTTTACAAATGGTGAAGACTCAAATGGTGCTAATGTATTTAGCATGGTAGATAATATTGGTGGATATTCTAGTATTACTATATCTACTCTTGCCAAAGCTCAAGGTGGCACTGAAAAAGAAACAAATGAGTCGATTAGATTTAACGCCCCACTTACGTTTACTTCACAAAACAGGGCTGTAACTTCTGATGATTATAGAGCTATTATTAACAAAGAGTTTACAAATATTAGCTCAATTTCTACATGGGGCGGTGAAGATAATGATCCACCAGATTATGGAGCAATTTATATTTCAATTAAACCTTTGGTTAATGAAATATTAAGTCCAAACGAAAAGACAAAAATTATTAATACTATTCTTAAAGGTAAGAGCGTGGTTTCCATTACACCTGTAATTGTGGATCCTAACTTTACTTATTTAGATTTAGATGTTTCATTTAAATATAATCCAAACTTAACTGATAGGTCTCCAGTTGAATTACAATCTGTTGTAAGAGATACTATTTCAGATTATAATTTTAATGAGCTAAATAAATTTGATGGTGTGTTTAGACATTCTCAACTATTAAAAGCTATCGATAATGCTGACCCAGCTATACAAAATAGTAATGTAAGACCTTATATGTTTATGAATATTACTCCTAATAAATCTTCAGCTGGTTTGGATAATAATTTTGATTTACAATTTACAGCTCCATTCTTTAGTTCTGGATCTTCAACTAATTTTATTATTTCATCAACATCGTTCAAGCTTAATGGCGATGAAGTATATTTTGGAGATATTCCAATTGAAAATAGTACAGATAGACAAGTTATAGTTTATAAAATTGTAGGTAACCAAAATGTAACTGTAGTAAATGATGCTGGTTTAATTGATATTACAAAGGGTAATATTAAATTAAATAACTTTATACCTGATGATGATTCTCCAGACAATATTAGAATTACAGTTGTTCCAAACTCTTTAGACCTTGCGCCAAAAAGAGATCAGCTTATCGCTATTGATCCTTTAAGAGTACAAATTACTCCAAGCATTGATACAATTTCTGTTTCTGGATCTTCTGGTACAATTGATTATACTACGACGTCAAGGATGAGATAATATGGCGGGAACTCACAATCCTAAAAATGTTCATTTTTCTTCTGATATATCATCACCAGGATATATTGAATCGAAAGCTTCATCTAGGCATGTCACTAAGGAAAATTTAAGAACTGAAGAATTGATGTCAGCTGAGGTTTTAGAAAACTCAGCTGGTTTACAATTACTACTAGAAGCTTATTATACATATATGAACTTGGAAGAGTTTGTATATAGTCAAAGCGAAACTTATTCTGATATTGTTTTAGACAATAAAGCTGTTTTTAGAGTTGACGATCCTAGAAACGAAAATGATCATTTTTTTGGAGATCATGATGGCGCAAATTCAGTTTTAACTTTAACAGATGAAACTGGATATGTTTTAACATATTCACTAGATGCTAGTAGTGTAAACATAACCAATGGTAATAATTTACCAGGCAGTTTAGCTGATTCTAAAACAGCAATTGGTAAAACCTTTACTGTAAGTAATATTTTATCTACTGTTGAAGTAGCATCAACTGGAACAGACACTAATACATTTACTTTAACAAGTTCTAATCCATTAATTAATGAAGGATTGCCAATCACTGGCGCCGGCATACCAGCAGATACTATAGTAGAAAACGTTGATGGAACTTTTATAAGACTTTCAAGAACTGCTACTATTAATTCTGGAACTGTATTAACAGTTACATTTAATACTCAAACTGCAACCTTAATAACTCCAATAAAATATTGGGCTGGTCCTGGAGCGTCATATGCTCTTAATACAATTGAAGAGTCTATGGATATTGACGCGACAGCGGCGCAATATTTAGAGCTTATTCAAAAGGAAATTGCAGCAGTTGTTCCTAGGTCTATTCCGGTTAATAAAAGAAATTTATATAAGGCTATAACTGAGTATTATAAAATTAGAGGTTCATCAGATTCTATTGAAGTATTTTTTAGATTACTTTTTGATGACGAAGTTGAGGTAGAATATCCATGGGATAAAACATTAATTCCATCTTCAGGTAATTGGGATGCCAATCCAAGTTTACCTAAGGGTGGTATTTATCTCGATAAAAAAGGTTTTTTATCAGACACTATTAAAATACAAGACAGTTTAAGATACCAAAAGTTTTCATACCTAATTCGAACAGGACAAAATCTTTCTTCATGGGATTACTTTTATAATCGATTAGTTCACCCAGCAGGATTTAAGTATTTTGCTGAGATTCTTATTCAATTATTTGGAACAAGAGATGAGCTTGGTGATGATCAAAAAATTGAAAGACAATTAAGATATGTTGGTGGTCCAAAGCATAATCAATTAACTGGTGAAGTGTTTACTGGTTATGGTAGAACAAATAGATTTACTGTTTCTTCTATGCCAGACTTACAGCCTGGTGTTATAGGTATCGAAGATATTCCACTACTTGTTGAAATGTTTGCTTCATCATTCTTGCCATTTACCTACGTTGATATACATAGGTCAGGCAGAATGTCTCTTACTGTACCAAACTCTGGTACTGGAGCTCACACTGTAACTGCTGTTGAAATTGCTGATCCTGGATTTGGTTATACAATTCCGCCAGTTATTGTTGTGAATGGTGTTGCTGAAACTGGTCAAACAATTTCTCAAGCAACAATTACATGTACAATTGATTCTCAAGGTAGAATTAACGGAACAACTATTACTAATGCTGGATCTGGCTATCAAACGGCTTTTGCTAATGTAGCTGCGAATCCTAATATCTCGAAAATATCGAATATTCAAATTGTTCCAGACACTACTAAAAAGTATTCAACACCACCAGGAATTATATTTGATGCTCCAACATCAGTTGACAATCTTGGTCTACCATTAGAAACTAATGTTACAGCAACTGGTAAATATTTACTAGCTCCTACTGGAGTTGATAAAATAGAAATGATTAATAATGGGTCGGGTTATACTTCAGTTCCTGATGTATCTTTCTCACAACCTGAAACTCATTTTACAGCTCAGCCATTTTTGACTGAAGACTTTGAAAATGCTACTATTAGCACAGAAAATTATGATAGTTGGAGAGAAATTAATGTTAATGATCATACTGCTTCTATTGATTCAACAGAAGCTGATACTGGATCTAAATCATTAAAGCTTCAAACCAGTACTTTAGATACCGATGCTTCTGGTAATATTGGTGGACTTGTTCGTCGATTAAAATTAGATGCTCCTGAGTTTACGTCACGTCTTCCTGG